CGAACACATGGTAAAATATATGGTTGTAATGCCTTGTACAGAGATTTTAAACCAGATGTTTTAATTAGTGTTGACAATGGTATAATGCACGAAATATATCAAAGTGGTTTTGCAAAAGAAGTAGAATGTTGGTTTAGAAACTGGACTAAAGTGCCTGCCGCTCATTATGAAATGATGTTACACGCTGGTTTAAAATTAGCTGAAGTAGAAGAAGTTAAAAAAGAGTGGGACGGTTTATATGAAAATGATAGAGGTAATGCTACAGAGTTTGTATTACATGGTTCTAATCTATCAGGCATAGCTACCATATTGCGTAGAGGTGGTGAAAAGGTAAAACAACAAGTAGATAAAAGTTATAGTTATGTCAGTTGGATATATGATGGTGATAAATCAAATAGTTTACAAGATATATGTCCAGAAAATAGAGATTTAGGGTGGGCAGCTGGTCCCATGTCAGGTTATGTAGCCTGTAAGAATGAAACACCAGATGAAGTGTATCTGATAGGACACGACCTAGTATCAGATACACAAAAGGTCAACAACTTATATGCAGGTACCAAACATTATGTACCTACTGAACAATCACCAACACCTCATGTAAATTGGGTAAATCAATGGTCACAGTTGTTTGATTGGAATAAGAAAATAAAGTTTTTTAAGGTAAATACTGGTGAGGGTAAAACATCACAACCCATATCAGAGTGGAGTAAGTATCCAAATTTATCTTACATAGATTATCCTAGACTTGCCAATTTGGTAGGACTATGATATATTAATAGACAATATGCGTAAAGTTATTATATTTGCAAGTATAGTAATCCTTCTGGCTGAAAAATGCTTAAGAGGGCATAAGGCATGGGCAAGGAGGGTTATGGCCGAATGGCTGAAGACACCTTGTTTAGTTGCGAGTAGGGACCATCTCAACCAAGATATGGACTCTTCCCGGAAACTTGTGGGTAAATCCATGAATCCCACGAAGGACGCATATTGTTTATGATAAGACTATTAGATTATATAATAGCAAAGTGTGAAAGTTTTAAGAAGTATTTAATTATGAAGTCTTTGCCAAAAGAAACTTACGATTTAAAAGCTAGAAAAGAAGGCTTAAAAAAGTGGGTAAATCAAAGTGAAAAGTCTTATAAATAATAATGATACCGATAATACAGGTAACACAAATACGAAATACGAAAATATAGGAGAACTAATATGGATTTCGAAACATTAAAAACCTCGTCAAGTAACTTTGACAAACTTACCAAAGCTCTGGAACAAAATCTAAAACCAGAGGACCAAGCAAACAAAAACAAATACCAAGACGACAGATTTTGGAAGATTGAGATGGACAAAACTGGTAACGGCTATGCTGTTATTAGATTTTTGCCAGCAGCCAACGGCGAAGATATGCCATGGCAAAGAGTATGGTCTCATGCTTTCCAAGATAAAGGTGGTTGGTATATTGAGAACTCTTTAACTACATTAGGTCAAAAAGACCCGGTGTCGGAAGAGAATACAAGATTGTGGAATACTGGTGTTGATAGCGACAAAGAGATTGCTAGAAAAAGAAAGAGAAAACTATCTTACTATTCTAACATCTATGTTGTTAGCGACCCTAAACATCCTGAAAATGAGGGTAAAGTATTCTTGTTTAAGTTTGGTAAAAAAATCTTTGATAAGATTACCGAAGCAATGCAACCGGCTTTTGAAGATGAAAAGCCTATCAACCCATTTGATTTCTGGAAAGGTGCAAACTTTAAACTGAAATTAAGAAAAGTTGATGGTTATTGGAACTATGACAAATCCGAGTTTGAGGGTGTATCTCAAATCAAAGAGTCAGATGATGACATCAAGGCTATTTGGGAAAAACAACACGCTCTAAAACCTTTTGTGGCCGCTGATAACTTCAAGTCTTATGATGAACTTAAAAGTAAACTTCATAGGGTAATATCAGGTTCACAAAGCACAGAAACAGTTGAAACGGCAGACCTCCCGCCTGCTGAACCAGCTGCACCTGTGAAAAGTGCTGAAGTCGCTCAACCTTCGTCAAGTGAGATGAAAATGGATGATTCAGATGATGATACATTAGATTATTTCAGTAAATTGGCAGAGGAAGAGTAATCTCTCCGCTTTAGAAACTTTGACCCTCCGGTGGTGACACCGGGGGGTTTTTTATTGGAAAAGGCATATAAATAGTGGTATGGCTAAGAATATATTTGAACCACTAAAGGATTTACAAGGCAACCAAATGCGTGGTGCCTCATGGTACAGGAATGCAGTATCATTAATTGTAGATAGAGTTTCACAAAACAAACTTATGAGGCAAGGCAAAGTAAATGCTAGACCTAGTGCTGGTCGTATGAACTTATTTGTCTATGACCCAAAATATAAAAAGACACTTCCTTTTTACGACACATTTCCATTAGTATTACCACTAGAAACAATCAAAGGTGGTTTTATGGGTTTAAATTTTCATTACTTACCATACCCATTAAGATTTAGACTATTAGAGCGATTACAAAAGTTTGCTACAAATAGTAAATTTGATAGCTCTACTAAATTATTGGCAGGATACGGTGATGTATCTAGTATAAATTTAATCAAACCAGCAATCAAAAAATATCTGTATAGTAATGTACAATCTGGTTTTAGAAGAATAGATGTTGACGAAATGGCTATTGCAGTATATTTACCTGTAGCAGACTTTAAGAAAAGAAGTATTGGCTCAGTATTTGCTGATAGTAGGAGAAAAATATAATGGACAGAGATAGAACAAAACAATTAGTAGAACATACTAACAAAGTTAACAAACAAAAGAAAGAATTAGAACTTTCTAAAAATTTAAGAAAAGAAGTAGATATAAATGCTGGTGGTTCTAGCAGATATAGAATTAAAGAAGGACCAAATAAAGGCAAGGTATTATAATGGCAAAATTAGGCGACCCTACTGATTTTAGTTATAGGGTAAACAAAGTAACAAAAGTGGTAGACGGTGATACCATTGATGTAATTATAGATTTAGGTTTTGATATAATGTATAAAAGTCGTGTTAGATTATTTGGTATTGATACGCCAGAGAGTAGAACAAGAGATAAAGTTGAAAAGAAATACGGTTTATTATCTAAAAAGTTTTTACAAGACCATCTTAAAAAGGGCAAAATAGTCATAAAAACTCACAAAGATTCAGAAACAGGTAAGTTTGGTAGAATACTAGGTGAAATCTTTGTAGATGGTATAAATATAAACAAGAAGATGTGTACAAAAGGACACGCAGTTGAATATTACGGACAAAGTAAAACACTAATAGAACAAGCTCATCTTAAAAATAGAAAAAGGCATAAAGTATAATGGCAATCTTACGAGGCGGTAGAAGAATAGGAAATTACGACATTAGACTAGGTATTCCTAGAGATAGGTCACTAGATAATGTTGAGGGCGACAAAAGACTTTCGAGAGTACAAGGTCCTAATCCTGAATCTACAATTGGTAGAGTTATGGCCGCTGTATCGCAAGGTGAAGGCTTTGCAAGACCAAATAGATTTATGGTTGACTTTATACTGCCAAAAGGTGTAGAAACAGTTGGTGAAGGTCCTAGAAATGAGAATTTATTATTTGAAGAAGAAATTAGAAGAAGCACAAAAAATGGTGAACTAAATTCTTATTCAGAAATACAAAGAGGTTTGAGAGCATTTGTAGAAAGTATTGATATGCCTGGTCGTACATTAGACACAACAGATTTTAAAACATACGGACCAAAAAGAAGTATTGTAACAGGACATAGTTTTAGTGGAGAGATTACTATGACTGTATATTGTGATAAGTATTTAAGACAAAGAGGTTTCTTTGAAACATGGCAGAAAGCCGCATTTGACCAAGGTACAAACAATGTACACTTTTATGATGAGTACACAGGTGGTATTCGTATCTATCAATTAGGTTCATTTGCTGAAAATGCCGACAGAGATAGAATATCATATGGTGTAGAATTGTTTGAATGTTATCCTAAAACAATTAGTGCTGTATCATATAATCAAGCAGAAAGCGGAGATGTACAAAAGATTTCAGTTTCATTAGCATTTAAAAGTTGGATAAATCTAACATTAGACCAAGTTGGTAGTTATACCGTTGGTGGTGGATTTAAGAAACCAACTGTAATAGGTGCTGATAGAGGATTGATTGGTAATATTTTACAAAAGTTACCACCAGAAATAAGAAGAGCTGGTAGACAAGTTGTAAATGTTATCAGACAAAGAGTACCAATAGGTGCTGTGACCGGTGGTAAAGTATTTCCACCATTATTATAAACTAAAGAGGAGTAAATTATGGCATTACCAGTAGCCAGTACGGCTAAATATGAGTTGACTTTGCCATCACAACAAAAGACCATTAGTTATAGACCTTTTCTTGTGAAAGAGGAAAAAGTTTTGCTCATGGCGATGGAATCAGGTGACGCAAAAGAGATGTTATCTGCCATCAAAGAGATAGTTAAATCATGTACATTCGGTGAGATGATTGCTGAGGACTATCCTATGTTTGATATTGAATATGTATTTTTACAAATACGGTCAAAATCAGTAGGTGAAAAAACAAAACTAAAA